TCCGCAGGTTTAGTAGCAATTCTTTTATTAGTAATATGCTCTAAAATAGTATTGTTAGAATCGATAAAATCTCTAATCTCAACCTTTCTACCTAATGTTTTAGTTTCAAATATCTTATAAACAGAAGCTAATAATTTATAATTCTGTAGATTTGACGATAAAAATTTATCCAAATCATAGGATTCCTTTATTGTTTTGATAAGATTATACTTTTCTCTATTTAGCTTATTCTCATCTAACTTTATCCTTTCTTTAGCCACCTCTTCTAAGAATAACTTAGCATCATCAATTGAAGAATACTTTTCTTTAACGATTTGATTATATAATCTCAATTCTTTAGCCAACTCTTTGTTTGAACTAAAAAACTCCTTTATAATCTTCTCAGATACATTTTTTGTCGAATTTGATAATACCTCGTGTGTAATTTGTTTGACAAGTAGTTCAAACAAAATAGCAGTATTCTTAAACTTTGAGTGTTTAACTTTCATCAGAATTTATTGTTTTTTCTTTACTATATATGTAAATATTACTTCTATAAATATTAGGAAACTTTGGATAAGTGATTTTTACACATCTGGTAAGATATTTTTATCATCTAATAATGAACCAGTATCATCACTTAATCCGTTTATATCCTCGCTTATAATCTTTTTACCCGCTTTTCTAGCGTTATTTGATTTAATTTTATTTCGTATCCCATCTCTTAATTTCTTATCTTTATCGGCAATACTTTTAAGTTTTTCACCTATTCTACTATGACGAGTTTCTCTCCCAAAGTTACGAGTGATATCTGCTTTACCCAATGGGTCTCTTCCCATAGCGTTATCATCAGTTCCATTATCACCTGTCATCTGTGGTCTACCTCCTAATTTACCATTCTCTGCACTAGCATCAGCTGCTTCCTGTGTGGGTTGTTCATCGGAAGGTTCTGCCATCATACCTGTTTCCGGTTGCTCACCTTCGGCAGGTTGTTCTCCTTCAGGCTGCTGAGGTTGCTCTTCATACGGGTCTACTCCTTCTTGCTCAATCTTAGTTAATCGATTTAAATCAAAGGTATCATATACTACATTAACAGATTCTTCAGCGATTTCCTCCTCTGATAATTTGAATATGTTGGTATAAATCCAATTATTAGATAACAATTTCAATGCTTTCATATCAGTTGCTAATCTAACTTTCTCAGCCCATAAATTGATTTTCTCTTGCTCATAGATTGTTGACGGGTTAGTTAATTCCAATTTGAAATCAACCGCATCCATACCCTCAACTCCTTGAGCAATTAAATGTGCGATAGCTACCTGAGTTAATTCAGATATTACCACTCTTTGAATTCTTTCGATTGTTCTAGCAAAACGGATATCTTCCGCTGCCAATGTAGCTTTACCATTGATATCCTCTTCATACCCTAAGAAAGCCTTTGGAACTTTAAGTGCTGCAAATAGTTTAGCTTTTAAGTAATCGATATCTTCAATTGCAGTATATTGCAATCCACCTAGTGTATCGATTTGAGTTCCACTATCACCACCTCTCACAGGCATAAAGAAATCCTCTGTGATGTTCATCATATTATACTTAAGATTATAATCTCCTGTCTTTTGGTCTTGAAAAGGAGTTTTCTTAATCTTATTGATAATCTTCTGCATATAGTTATCAACCTCTTGAGGAGGGATGTTACCTATATCAATTTTGAATATTCTTTTTTCCGGTGCTCTCATAATACGATGTATCATCATCGCATCTTCCATCAATGTAATTTGTTTCCACAATCTTCTTGCGTTCTCAATCATTGATTTACCATAAGGTAGATAGTTTGTATCTGAATACAAACGGAAGTGAGCCATTTCAAAGTTATCATATTCGTGCTTACCCAATCTATCCGGGTCAACGGTGAATTTAATACCTTCTTGTTTTCTATTAACTCTAGTCGGGTCGTTTAATCCCTCTGTTCTAGTTACATGATATACAGATTGAGGATGTACGTTAACGATACCCTCACCCTCTGCTATTTCTAATACAATAAAACAATCACCATATTTAGTTAGGTTTCTAACCCAAGGCCAAAGATTAAACTCTATGTTCATTGTATCATAGAATAAACTCTCTAATATTTCCTTAACTTGTTGATTTTCTGTTTTTATAGTAAGAACATCCCCATACTCATTCTTAGTAGTACATTCATCCGCATAGATATCTAATGCCGATGCTATAATTGGGTCGTTATCCATTGCATCATAATCTAAGAATAACTCTCTACGAATTACTTGATATGATAATTGAGTTTGATATACATCCTGTGTGTATCCTGATTGCAATCTATAAAATCTATCCTTTAACGATTTTAAGTTAGTTACCTGTTGACTATTTTCGGTATCAATAACTCTCGTTCTGTTTCCTTCTTTTTTGACAATAACACCGGTCGAAAAGACCTTTCGTAATCTATCAAAAAAAGAATTGCTGTTTTCTGCCATTTTTTATATTATTTTCTATAATTCTTAAAACTATATTGTATATACATATATATAAAGAATTTACACTAAAACATTAATATATAAGTAAACTTATTATAAATATCAAAGTAACCATCTTATATCTTCTTTTTCGCCACCAAAATCCATTTCATACGGATTTTCCCTAAAAGTTTGATGGTTATATACTCCCATTTCAGTTCCTGTGGATGTAAATGAGTTTAATCCTTGCTTAACTAAATCCATTCTTTCTTGTCTTAAACGTAATGCAGTATCCCTAACCCATAATCCAATTGCCAAACACATTGTTAAGTCATCATTATAACCTCTCATAGCTTCAGCTCTATTGGTTAACCATATAAAGGTAAATAATTCATCAATTGTTCTCATCGATTGGATTACTACCGATTTCTCTCTAAAATATTCGTCTAACTTAGATATCATAAGAGGACGGGTCTTAGCTGATGTTGTAAATCCTGCTACCTGTCTTCTCTCCTCTGCACCAAATTTATTAGTATATTGCCTTTCTACATCTACATATTTGTAATCCGATGTTTGATAATAAACATTATTATAACCCCTATCTATCACCTGTTGTAATGCCGCCCATCCAATGTTTGCGTTCTCCACAACTAATAGTGCATTATTATAATCGGTTGCAACCGAAACTAAAAAGTTACCAAATTCTTTTGTATCTATCTTACCCCTATATTCCGCAACCTGTACATTGTTAACAACATCCAAAACATGAAATGCCGAGTAATCCGATGCATCACCTCTGGCAACGTCGGCTACTACCATATAAGATTTATTGTAATCAGGGTATTCCCATTTCCAATAGTTTCCATCCCATCCACCCTTTTCAACCGGGTCTTTAACAAATGTTTCCTTATACCACATTAGGATTTCAGGAGCGATTACTGTATCACCGGAAGATATAAAGTCGCAATCACACTCCTGTGCCGCCAACTTTTCTCCCAATACTTTTGTTTGCTCATCTCTCCATCTTTGGTCTCTCTCAGGGTGAACCGTCCAATGTAGATGGATTGGGTTGAATTCATTTGTTCCTTCTTCTGAACCTACCCATTGTTTGTGAAACCAGTTACCAACACCATTCGGTGTAGAAAGTGCTATACAACTACCACCCGTTGATAGGGCTGGAGTTGCAGATGCCCAAATCTCATTAATATCAGGAACGAAAGCCGCTTCATCGACAACCAATAGTGATAAGGCTTCCGAACGACCTGCATCAGGTGAAGATGGAATTGCCTTTACTTGTGAACCATTTACTAATCTTAATGAAAGTTTATTATCTTCCTGAGTTGCTACCTTCAACCAACTCGGTAAGTTATCATACATAACCCTTACCTTAGTTACTAAGTTTTTAGCAACCTCCTGCTTAATCGCAATTACAAGTACGTTATAATCCTGATTGAATATCATCTTCCACAGAGAATACCCTGCGGTTAATGTGGAAATACCTGTTTGGCGGGATTTAAGAACTAAGTTATATCGATGTTCTTTAAATTGTAATAAAGTTTTTTCCTGATATGGAAATAACTCAAACCTTAGCTTACCTTTTGTAGGGTGTTGAATCTTACAATACTTACGCATGAAATATACGGGGTCTGCCGCACATTTAACATACTCTTGTCTGATTACATCCTTTAAAGATAATTGTTTATCCTGCATTAAAATATTCTGTTTATGATAGGATTATTGAGTTCCCTCAACTTAGTATCATATATAACTATATCTTCTTCTAATTCTAATAATCCTTTATCAATATTAGCAATTTCCAATTCCATATCAGCTTTCATTTCATCCATTGGTTTTGGTAAATGCCATATTTCAGTTTGACCATTTTCTAAGATATATTCGTAATGAGGTTTTAATTCTTTTATACCACTTTCTATTTGAGTTCTAGCTTCAGTTGCCATAGAAATAGCTCTTCTGAATATTCTAAAGTTTTTATATTCCTCAAACACCCCTATTCTTTCAGCTTCACTATCAATCTCCACATTACAATCAACACAATATCCGGATTCCTTAATCAATACCTTATCATTAGGACCGTATTTTTGTTTACTACAATCCGGATTTTTACAATTATCCTTTTCTCTTAGAAATTCCCTTGCTGATTGAAATGCGTCGTGGTTCTTACCTGTTTTCAGAACGAATCCCTCTTTCTGTTCATAACGATAAATTTCGTCTTCCCATACTTCACCAACTTCCCTTTTAGTATGTGGGTTGGATTTTTCGTAACCAAATGCTTTACTAGGGTCTTCCCCTCTAAACACAAAATCCACCAATTCACGGCGGGTTTTATGCATTAAATCTTTTCTAAATTCTTTAGCCATATAACCTATTTTGTATATCTATATATATTATGGAAAATGAGATTAAGGTAATTTTACAACCTCAATCTTAATCTTAGGAGTGTATCCATCTGGCAATTCGGTTCTAACTCCTTCAAATGCTTCTACCTTACTTTCAAAGTAGTTTATCTGTAATATTCTATCAGTAAGATTCATTACTGTTTGGGAAGATGTCCACATTTCATCGCTTTGTCTTCTCATATTTAATTGCGAATCTGTTTTAAAAAATTCCTTTCTCATTGCCGCAGCTATCTCTGTCCAATCACTTACTTTATCTACTGATTTTTCAGCAGTTGTTTTTCTCATCTTAGAAGATAGATACTTAATTCCGTTTGTATATCCTGCATCTGTAAATACATGTCCATGATTAGTTCTAACTACAGGACTTTCAGTATTTTGTAGTTTAATATCAGGCTTATGTTTTGATGTAGTTTCGATACTAACCATATGTTTTGGAGATGATACGAATGTATGGCCTTTAAGTGAAAGTTTTGATTTACCCTTATATGTAAGAGCAGCTTTGATAGCATCCTTAAGAGTTGGTTGCTTAATGATGTTTCTCATCTTATCACCATCTGGTCCTTGCTTACCACCCTTCTTTACAATTTTATGCTCCGCTTCATCGTGTCCAACTAATAGGGCAGAATTGATAACTCCTATACCATTTGCATTCATACCTTCACTCCAATCGGTGATTATATCATGTAAGTATGCAACTTCTACACCATCTATAATGGTATGAACTATTTCTAATTTAGGTTTATATGCTCTATCTCTATTCTTTGCTAGGATAAATTTATCATTAACCTCCTTAGATACAATAATACATTCGGTTAGGGGTCTGTTCATTTGGGAATAATATAGTAATAAATATTAGAATTAAACAAATAGATTATGTTTATCAAACCTATTCTCCAAAACATTTTTCATAGAACCCGCTTCCCATTTCATATCCAATAAATACGCAACTCTAATAGTATCACCTGTATTTACTATGTTATGTTCTATTTTCTGTGAATCGAACCAATGTATTCTACCATCTTCAAATTTAGTATTATACTCTACATCTTCTATTCTGAACCAATTTATACATTTTTCATTTGAAACTATGGGTAATATAAATCTTCTATACTCATGCCCACCATCTTTGTGCCAATTTAACTGTCCATATGAATGTGTAAAAAATAAAAATATATTATCGATTTCCATTCCTTCAAATATAGGAAGAACTAATTCATTGAATACTCCTAATTTAGGAAGTTGATATACCTTATCTAAATTATGCATTGAAACATTAGGAGTTTCCGGAGAAATTGAGCTAGTATCGTATTGGGATTTTATTTCCTTTAATAACAATTCCGAATCAAACTTTATTTTCGAAGTATATAATTCCATTATCTACTGAATGTGAAGATTCCTAAAATTTGATTCAATGGTGCAAATGCTCCGGTCAATTTATATGTAGCTCCTTTGTAAGAGAATACAATACCTTCGTTTGGAACAATCTTATCAAATCCACCCAATGCATTTAATCTAGCTAATTCTATTTCTAATTTAGCTAAGTTTTTCGCATCTCCCGTTGCTCTGATTGATGCTATAGCCGTTTCCAATCTACCTACCATTTGTTGTTTAGCTGCATCCGGATTTGCAGTTAATACTGATGTCATAAACGAAAGAACATCTGCTCCAACTCCTAAGAATATCTCTTCAAATTTAAGAAGGTTATCCTTTGTTATTTTAGCCTGGTCTTTCTTATCAGTTTGGTCTGCCCACGCTTTTAACTTCGTATCTTTAATATCAGCTAAACGGAAACTCTTATCACCAAATGCCCATCTCTTAACTAATCCTATCTTTTGCTGTTCATCCAATGAAGGTGCGTTTTTATCAACGAATTGTCTCCACCAAGCTTGATGATAATCTGCTACACCATTCTTATCAGTTAATCCAAACTCACTTTGTAGTTTAGATATCATTGCTAAATAAACGGATTGTTTGGCTTTCAAATCTTTGTTAACAGGTAATTTTTGAATTGGAGGCCCTTGTATTGTAAACTTAGATTGAACATCTGCATTTATCTTCTTAACCATTGCCGCCAACTTAGCTCCTGCTGCAGGATTTTCTCCTACCGCATCCCCCATTTCATTATATTCCATCGTTCCGTGAAATACCAATAATGATGTACCATATGGAACTACGTTTGTATTTTCTGGATAAATGATTTCACAATTCATAAAACATTTACCATCTTTGAATATACTCTTCTTATCCGTATCCGATAATCCTCTTACCGCTGATTCCAAATCTTTGATTGCAAAAGTAAATGCATCTGATACAGAACCTCTCCCAGCAAACTTACTGATTACATCCTGAACTCCCATTGCATCTTTACCCATACTCTTTAAATGTGATTTGTTTCTAGCTGCTACTAATCTACCATTCACCCAACTGATAGCCAATGCCTGTCCATCTGTTTTCTCTCTCGCTAATTCCAACTTACCATTTAATGCCTGTTTTACTATATTCTTTAAATCCGCAAATGTAAGATTCATCTGAACATCAAATGGATGATTCATATGTCCGTATGCACCACCTTCCATTATTAGGGATTCAGTTGTGAATACAGGAGTAGCAGATTTGAAATCCGCTTTTCTCATTATCGTTTTGGCAATCAATCTATTAGCCACTTTTAGGAAAGCTATATTGATTTTAGAACGATTATCTGTTACTACAAATTCTCTATATTGTTTTAAGAACTCTAAGAATTTCTTTTTATTCTTTGCTAATCTTTTAAAGAATCCAGTCAATTCAGCAGGAGATATTTCCTTGCCATTTCTAGGGTCGTTTAACCTCTGAAAGAAATGGTCGGTTTCCTTTCCTAATTCTACATCTTCTGGACTCATCTGAGCATCTGCATATTTCTCCACCGCATCCATATCAGCTTTCGCCATTTCAAATGCTTTGTGTTTAATCTTATACCATCCACCTCCTGGAGTTCTGAATATTCTCGCTGGTATTTTAAACATAGAACCTATTGGTAATTTACTTTGATATTGTTTATCTATATGAATTACCTTTGTTATGAATTCTTTTGTTTTGTTATCCGCTCCAACTAATTCTACTTCTATTTTTACAGGTGTTCCCCCAATCTTAATAGTTCCACCATATAAGCCGGCATTAAGTTCTGTTATAACACTTTCCTTTTCCATTTTTGCCAACTTCTCATAGTAATTCAAGTCTTCCCAAATATGGTCTTTTGCTATTTCAACTGCTACCTTTTTATCAGTAGTATGTTCCATTTCAACCTTAGCACCCTTCTTAATTTTTTCCTTTATATAATCTGCCATTTGAGATGGATGATAATATTCTTTCGAATCATATTTTTTCACAAAATCGGCAATAGTTTTATCCTTTGCCAATCCACCTGGAATCACATCTTCTCTAAATGGTTTTACCGGCCCCTTGATTGTAGCGTGAATGGAAGCCCATTTCTTAGCTAAATCTTTCTGTGCAATTCCTATGTTAGAATCCTTTTCAGTTGGTTTAGTTATACCCCCCATTACACTTCCATTGGGAGTATTTGGTGTCTTAGGTTGTCTAAGATAAGGATTGGGAACTTTTAAATCATCAACTCCCAATCCAGATGGATGGGGAACTTCTCTCGGATGTCTAATATTATTATCAGCGTCATCATCTGTATATTCAACTTTACCTTCCCAAAATCTTTTTATCTTTTTAACTTTTTTACCATCACCCACCTCTTCCCAATCTTCAACTTTATGAGGTTGTGTAGCGGGGTCTAAATCCGTTCCCTTTATATTCTGAACCTTATAGTATAATTTTCTAAACTGAGATTCAGTATCTTTACTTCTACCCTTACCTCTCATAGCATCAGCTCTAGGTTTGTCGATTTGTTTCATTCCCAATTGCTTTAACCAAGGCTCAGGCTTACCTCTATCTATAATTCTTAGATTACCATCCGGTGTATATCCAGAATCAGGTTCACCATCTGATTGAACTCCACCTGTTCTAGCTATCTCTGAAATAACCTCTTCTGATAATTTAGATAATTTAAGTGTTATTAGTTTGAATATACTCTCATCAAATTTAGGGTATGCTTTTAAAAAATCTTTCTTAGATTGTTCATCCCCAGCCTTTAACCAATTTCTAACCTCCGTGCCACTAATTGGGTTTGATTGAGCAGGAGATGCATAAACATATCCTTTATCCCTATATCCCACTTCTACCTTACCCTTATATGGAGTAAAATATTTACCACTCAATCTCATTTCATCCTTTTCACCAACTACTGTAATAAATCCAGTTGTTTCCTCCGGATATGAAGCTAACACCTCCATCGGTGCATAAGGATTTCTAACCTCTACAATTTTATTAGATGGTATCCCAAACATCTTCTGCATAATCATCTTTTTTTCCCTAAAATTAAATGGAGATTTTTGATTATCAGTTTTATTAGATGTTGCGATATACACACTATCCTTGCCAAATTTCTTTATAAGATTCTCATAGGTTGCAAAGTGTCCCTTATGAAATGGTTGGAATCTACCGGAATATACCACAATGGTCTTCTCTATCCCTTCCAAAAGAATCCCATCCACTAAAAATTGAGTTAAACTATTCATATCTTTAATAAATATCAAAAAGTGTCGTATTTCTCTTTTATATACCCATCCAACAATTCCGCAAATTTGATATGGGAAAAATAACCGGGATGCAAATCCATAGTTAGTAAATCCGTATCCTCTGCTATAGTAGATTTAGTATCAACTGAAAATTCGTGAAAATCCGTATAAATTTTATTCCCTATTTTTAATTTTAACATATTATTCTGTTTGAATATAGAATCTATACCTATATTAAATTCCCCATTAAAAAAAATAAATTTTATACTATTAAACTTAAGAAATGATAGAAATGTATTCAATTCTCTGGTTATCTTTGTAAACTCTGCTTTTCTACTATAGAAGTTTTCTAAATAAACTTTAAGATTTTTAGCTCCAATTCTTTCAAAATCCATATGAGTTTCTTCCGTTGAGTATTTTCTAGTCGCAAAAAGATGATTATATGTCTCATCACTATAATCGGTTGATGTATATAATATGTTACATATAATATAATCGTTGAGTTTTTTAGAAAATATATCCAATCTAGCTAATGATGGTAATTCTAATATAAGAAATAACTCATCCTTTTGTTTCCAATTCTTTTTGACAAACTCATATGCCATTCGAATACTTCTACCTGTACCTCCGCCACTAGTGGAATCATTTACCACATCACACCCAATTATATTAGCTAACCTATGTGAGTAGGTAGTCTCCTCTTGAGTATCCCACCATACATTATACCTATCTTTATAATAGTTTCTAACGAAGGTTGTATTATCAGCCAGAGTGGTGGTTAATTCTAATCCTCCACCTGCACTATGAGAAGACCCATTACAATAAATTAGCTTTATATTCTTCACCTAAAATTTCTTTACATAAATTAACTTCAGCCATTTCATAATCGAAGGTAAGAAGTTTCATTTGGTTATATAATAAAATATCCTCTATTTCTTTAATCTGTATTTTCAACTCTTCTATTGGTATATTACAGATTCTATTGATTTCTGCATTTACCATAGATAGTCGTTTCATATCATCGAATTCAGTATCATAACTTTCATCTATAAATCCATCGAATGTTTTAAATCCCATATCTCTAACCGCTTTTAAATATAAAGGTGGAGCTGCTATTAAGAATGGTTGGAGATACATTATAGGTTTGAATATCTTTTCCGATATAAATCCCTGTTGTTTAAAAAATATAGTATCACTAATCAAACTTATAAATGATTTTTTATAAACTGATATATCCTCAAATCCATACCCACTTATCTTAAGAGTTGTATCAAAATCTACCCTATGTTCTGGTAGAGTTAAAACATATTGATAATCCTCCCATAATCCTAATTCTTTTATTTGGTTTTCATAATCAAATCTATGTTCTCCCAAACTCTCATAAAACTTTGGATTAAATGAAATTAAGAATTTAGATTGCAAATCATTTTTAAACACATTTGTTATAATGTTTATACGATGGTGATGTAACCATTGATTAAAACTTAGGAAATGAAATTCTTTTTCAGAATAATCTAACAATTCAGGAATGTAATTATCTTTCAAATTACTCTGAAAGTATTTCGCACTTCTGTTTAGATAATAATTGAATGGAATAAAACTTATATTCTTAGATGCTATATTAGAAAAATCATTTAGATAATCATTGTATATAAAAATAACCTTTTTATATTTTAGTTTCTTTAATATCTCTAATATAAAAAATTCATTTAAATGCCCTTCATGTGAATAATTGATTAGAAT